AGAGCCATATTCTGTTGTTTGGGCTGCAAGAACAGACGGAGTATTATCTGGTTTAACTTATAATAGATTAGAGAATGTCGTAGCCTGGCACAGACACGTTATCGGAGGTAAATCAGACACAACTAAAAATATTATACAACAACAAATTTCTTTTACATCTAATTCAACAATAGTTAGTACAACTAACAATACTATAACTTTAACATCACACGGATTATCAACTGGCGATCCAGTTTATTATTATGCAGCTAGTAATATTATTGGTGGATTAGATAACTCTACACTTTATTACACAATAGCATCTGACAGTAACACTATTAAACTAGCAACCACAGCAGCTAACGCAACTGCGGGAACTGCTATCTCATTAACTTCAGCTCCTAGTTCAGATACCACGCAATATATTTATCAAGGTGTAAACATTTCATCTAATTTTATTTATTCAGAAGCTCATGGTTTTACTACTGGCGATATATTTTATTATGATAACACGGGTACATCTATCGGTGGATTATCTGAAAATGTAAAATATTATATTGAAAAAATAGATAACAACCAATTAAAACTTTATTCTAATAAAACTTTAACAACTGTTGTTGATATAACTTCAGCTCATACATCAGAACAAACTGATAATATTTTAACTCATTCTAAAGTAGAAAGTGTTGCAGTAATTGATGGCGATGAAGATGAAGATCAAGTTTGGTTAATAGTGCAGCGTTGGATTAACGGAGCTGTAAGACGTTATGTAGAATATTTTACACCATTTGATTTTAACGAAGATTTAACTGCGTTTCATTACCTAGATAGTGGATTAAGTTATGTGGGTGGAGACACTACAAGTTTAACTGGTTTAGATCATTTAGAAGGCGAAGTAGTAGATATTATTGGCGAAGGCTCAACGCAAACTTCTAAAACAGTATCAAGCGGAGCTATAACATTAGCAACTGCAACTGAACAAGCTAAAGTTGGTTTATTATATTCATCTGATTTACAAACAATGAGATTAGATGAAGGTTATACAGAAACTACACAAACTAAAACAACTCGTATTTATGATCTATCTGTTAGATTTCAAAATACAGTTGGAGCTAGTGTGGGGCCAAATGCAGCAACATTAACTGCAATAGATTTTAGAGCTAGCGGCTCTGCAATGAACTTGCCTATTCCATTATTTACGGGAGATAAATCCGTTGAGTTTGATACGGGTTACGGCACAGAAGGGTTGGTTTACATTCAACAACCACAAGCATTACCTATGACAATACTAGGAATATATCCAAGATTGGAGACAGAAAGTGTCTAAAGTTGATATTATTCCATTTGAAAACGAACACGCAAAATTTATTTTGGAGCAACCATTAAATTCTAAATTTTTAGAATTAAGAAACGAGCATAAAAAATACGCTTATTTTTTAAAAGAAATTGGAATGTCGTTTACGGGTATTGTTAACAATAAACCCATTGCGGCTGGCGGAGTGTTACCACTCTGGGATGGCGTAGCCGAAGGGTGGGTGTTGGCTACAAAAGAAATAAATAACTATCCAATAACATTTGCAAGAGTTATGAAGCAAAGAACTGACATGATGATTGCAAATAATAAAATTAAAAGATTACAAACAAGTGTTAAAGCTGATTGCAATTTAGCTATTCGTTTTGCTAAATGGCTTGGTTTAAAAGAAGAAGGTTTAATGAAAAATTATGGAGCTGATGGTTCAGATTATTACAGATATGCAAGGATTATAAAATGAGTTTTTTTGGAGATTTATTTGCGGGTAGAGCTGCACAAAAAGCAGCAAACTATAATGCTAGACTTGCAGAAAATAATAAAAAAATTAAAGACATGGAAGCAAAACAGATTATGTCTGTTCATAATGATTTTAATCTTCCAAAATTTGACAAAACAGTTGAAGAAATACAAGGCACAACAAGAGTTTCATATTTAACAAGTGGAGCTGCATTAGAAGGTACTCCAATAACTGCTCTTTATGCAAACGCATTAGAGTTAGAAACTGATAGAGATATTATGCAATTCAATGCAGAAAACGCTAGAGACACAAAAATTAACGAAGGCATTATGCTGCAAGCAGAAGCAGATCTTCAAAGATGGAGAGGTAAAGTTGCGAAAAAAGCTAGTTATTATGCAGCGGGAGCAAGTTTATTATCAACTGGAACATCAATGAAAACAGCGGGGTTCATTTAATTCATGGCAATAAAATTATACAAATCACAATTAACACCAACAACTGAAAGTTCTAATGTTATGAATACAAATAGAGTTAGTATGGCAGAAGCTCAATCTATTGGTAAAGCCTGGAAAGGCATGGTTAAAGCTGGAGAAGAACTTTATATAACCCACCAAGATATTAAAACTGATAATGAAATTTTAGAAAAATCTAAAGAAGTAATGAATGGTGGAGAAAATTTTACTGGATTATCTGAAACAAGTATAAGAGCATCAGAAATGAAAGATCCAGATCTTGCTGGTAAAGTATATAACGATGAATGGCAAAAAATATTTGATAACGTCAATGGCACATTATCAAATGGAATGGCTAAAAAGAAATTTAAAGCCTTTATGACTAAACAAAATCTTAAAGATGTTAATGCAATAAAAATTGCTTCAACAACTAATATGATTAATTCTTTAAGAACTAATAAACTAGATCAAATAGAAACTTTAAAAAAATCTGTAATTTTTGGACACCCAACAGAAAGTAAATTAGCAGCTGAAGAATTAAAAGTTTTATTAGGAGATAAAAAAACAAAAGAAATATTTGGTAATACTTTAGAAAAAGTTGCTAAAGCAACTAATAATGAAATAGCTTTTTATGGTTATAAAAGAATGCCATATACACAAAAAGATGAAGTATTAGCAGCAGCCAAAAAAGATAAAAGAATTACAGCTGACGATTATTTAAAATTAGAAAAACATTTTAATACAACACAAACAACAGATAATAATTTAAACAAAGATAACGTATCTAAAATGGATAGTAATTTACAAGCTGGTATTATATTTAGTGAAGATGAATTTAATGCAGCAATAGCAATTGCCACACAAAACCAAGACGAAAAAACTTTAATTAAATTAAGACAAATGGCTACTGATGCGCCAATTATTCAAGATCTTAATACTAAAACTGTTGCTCAAATAGAAAAAAAAATTAATTTTTTTACATCTTTTAAAAATAGAGAAGGTGGTATGACAATAGCTGAAGCTAATGAGTTAAGAATATCACAAGAATATTTAGCATCGCTTACTACCTCATTAGATAAAGATCTAGTTACAACCGCAGCTGATAAAGGTGTTATTTCAATATCTGAAATTAATTTTGAAGATATATTAAATGGTGGCGATATGACTGCGTTTATTGATGGTGCAACAAATAGAATTGCACAAGCAGAAACTGCTGCAAGTGTTTATAAAAGAGAAGTAAAATATTTAACAGCAACAGAAGCAAACACTATTAAAAATGTATTTAATAGTGCAGATACACCAGAACAATTTATAGCTTTATCAAGTGGTATAGTTAAAGCGTTTGGTGTTAAATCAGATAAAGTATTTAAACAAATTTCTAAAGACGAAAATGTTTTAGCTCATCTTGGCGGATTAGTTTTAATGAATGATGGTGTTCCTGGAGAAAATGTAAAACTAGCAGCGGAAGGTTTAATAATTTCTAAAAACGAAAATTTAGCAAAATTATATAAAATGTCTACAACAGATATAAGAAGCACAAATATAATTAAAAAATATTCTGAAGTGTTTGTTGGTAGTGAAGCAACATTAGATAGTACAATAGAAATGACTAACTTAATTTATGCTGCTATACTAAAAAAAGAAGGCAAAACTACTGCTAACTTTTCTAATAATTCTTATGAAAAAGCATTTGTTATGGCAGCTGGCGGTACAACAGTTGATGGTTTTCCTTTTGATAAAAAAATGGGTGGGTTTGATGAAAACACTAGAGGCACAATGGTTCATATTCCACCTTGGTTACAAAGAGGTAAGTTTGAAAATGTAATTGAAATGTTAAAAACAGATCCACAATTAGTTTTAAAAGCATCATCAAATGGTAAATTAGCAGTAGCAATGGATGGAGAAGAAGTAAATATATTTACTAATGAAGATCCATATTTTGTAAGTGTTGGTAATGGTAAATATAAAATTGCTAATGGCGATAATCCAGTAACGGGCCAAAACCCAGAATACTTACTTAATAGTGATGGTGGATATTTTATTATTGATATTAATAAAATTAAAGCAGAAATAATTACGGGTATGCAATAATGAGTTTTTTCTTTGAAGAAGATACAGCTATACAAGTAAAAAGCACAGAAAGTATATCTAAAGGCGAAAGAACTGATTTTATGGAAAATGCTAGTAAAGCATTTAACGCATTCCGTAGATCAGAAATATTTACATCTGAAGGTAATAACCAGGAAGAAGAATACGTTAATATAGTAAACATATTAACTGCTGCGGGTCATTCAGATTACATATCTCCATTAGAAGTTAATACAGATCCATTAAGTGAAGATGGCGACATGGGCGCAGTATTTAAAACTAGAGACGAATTACAAAAAAATTTTTGGGATCAAGTTGCAGTATTACAAACTACTGATGAAAATTTAAAAAATAAATTAACAGAAGCGGGTTTAGATAATTTTGAGAATATGCAAAAAACTATTGCAACTAAAACTCAAAACGCCTGGAAAGATTATACTGAAGTAAACGAAAGAGCTACTACTGCTGGATGGTGGGGTGGCATGGGTGGTATGGCGGGAGCTGCATTTACAGATCCTATTATGCTTATGACTATACCAATATCTTTTGGTTATTCTGTACCCGCTGGTTTTAGTGCCGCTGCATTAAAAATTGGATTAATGGAAGGTATTATAGGTGGTGTTGCAGAAACAATAATACAGTTAAAAGCACAACCATACAGAGCAGAATTAGGTTTTGAAGATGCTGGTTTTGTAACTGGTGCAAAAAATGTTGGAATGGTTACACTTGCATCAGCTACATTATCTCCATTACTATTTGGTACATTTAAAGCATTTGGTAAAGGTATCGATGTAGGTAAAAAGTTTTTACACAAACAAACTCCAGAAGATCTACAAACTATTTTTAAAGAAATGGGAGAAATAAACCCCAAACTAAAAGATAAAGATTTAACAGAATTTGAATTACCAAAAAAAGATAGTCCGTTTGAAGATACAGCTCCAGCTAGGGTTGAGCATAACGAAAGATTAGATACAGCAGCAAGAGCTATTGAAAATGGAGAACCCGTAGATTTACCACCAATAAGATCCACGTTAGAAACACCAACACCAACTAAAATAGAATTTAACGATATAACTGCAAGCAACCCAGCTATTAAAAATACTTATGATGGTGTTAATAGATTAAAAGTATTTACAGAAGATAAAGCTCCTATAACTGTAAAAATGTTAGAAGATATATCTAAAGATGATTTAAACAAAATTTTAAGAGCAAATGAATTAGGTTTATATAAAAGTCGGCCAGAAGTTTTAATTGCTGCTGATATGACAAAAAATTTTACCAATAAAAAAGGTAAGATTAATTATGAAAATGCACAATTTTTTATACGTAAAGAATTAAAAGGTACTGAAACTTTAGATGAGCTTTTACAATTAGAAAGATCTACAAGAGTTACAGAAACACCAAAGGTTGCAGAAGTAGAAACTGTATCTAAAAACTTTAATAAAGAGCCAACTAGATTAGCTGACGATCAGAATAATGTAAGAGATTTTGATGTACCTAATGAAGCAGCTTATAGAAATCAAGCCTCAAATATTGAAAGATCTGTATTTGATGTATCTACTTCTTCTTCCATTAGAAGTGTTGCTGGAGCTGGTGCAGCTGCTAAAACATCGCCTACTGTATTATCAGATGCAACCCAAGTTTTAGCTAAAGGTTCCCAAAAAACAGAAGCTACTCCAGTATCAGTTTTAGCTAATGCTAATACAGTTCCACCACTATTTCGTGGTTTAGATACAAGTAGGGTAGGTTCTAAAAGTGCCATAACTAATAAAACAATATATCATATATCAGATGATTTCAATACGATTTATAAAACACTATCTGGAAAAAAAAATGAAGTTTTAAAAGAATTACAACCAATAGCTAATAAATATAATGGCGATTTAAAGGCAAGAATAAAAGCTATTAAAGAAATTAATAAAAAATTAAAACATACAACAAACCCTAAAAAACCAGAGCATATATCAGATTATTTAGGAACTAGAATATCTGTAAAAACTATTCACGAAGCTAAAATGCTTTTAAATGATTTAAACAAAGTTGTTAAATTTTTAGATGTAGATGATTTTTTAAATGATGCGGGTAGAGTAGTTGAAAGTAATACTGAATATAGAGCTATTCATGCACAAGTATTAACTAAAGATGGCTTTTCATTTGAGTTACAAATTAGATTGAAAGAGCTAGAGCCATTAACAAATAAATCTCACGAAAGTTACAAAAAAGCATTTTCTAAAAAAGAAATGACAAATGAAGAATTTAATATATTACAAAAAGAATTACGATCAGTTAATAAAAAATTAAAAGCTAAATATTTTCAAATAAAAGATAAAGAATTTGCAAGATTAAAAAGTGAAGATCCATTAGATACGCCAATACCAGTTAGTCAAAGATTAGATGATGTTACTGGAGAAAGAATACCACTAACTATAACTGCTAGAGAAGCTATTGAACAAGCAGCTAAAGATGAAACAATGTTAAACAGATTGAAAGATTGCGTATGAGCCAGTTTAGAAAATGTATTATTAATGGTGCTAAAGAAGGTTTGATAAGTCAAACACAAGCTCACAAACTGCAAGATATGTTAAATGAGTTAGAGGATTACTTTCAATTTAAAAAAGGTTTAGATAGATCGGAAGCTCAAAGAGCTGCTGCTAAAAAAACCTACGATCAATTAAAAATAGAAAGTGCAGAAAAATTAAGAGCTACATTACTACAAAGAAAAGTAATGGATCAAATCCAGGAAAGATTATTAAATTATAGAAATAGTAAAGGCGAAGTAGATGTACCTAATGCAGTTAGATCTATGTATGCACACGATAATTATTCAACTGAATTTAGTATTGAAAGATTAGTTGATATGGAAAGAGGTAAAGCTCACGCATTAATGAATAATGTTTTAGATCAGCTAGCTTATAAAATAGGTGGCAGACAAACTAAATTACAAAAAACTAATCTTAAATTAATGATTAGAGAATTAATGGGAGAAAATACTGGTAATAAAAATGCTAAACAATTAGCTGAAGCCTGGAAACAAACTGCTGAACATTTAAGAAAAAGATACAATAGTTTTGGTGGCAAAATTTTATCAAGAAAAGATTGGGGATTACCACAAATACATGACACATTATTAGTTAGATCTGTAACTAAATCAGATTGGATTGATTATGTTTTACCTAAACTAGATCTTGATAAAATGACAGATGAAAGCACGGGTTTACCATTTACAGATAAAAGTATTCAAAAAGCATTAAATCAAGTTTACGATAATATTTCAACAGAAGGTATGGCAACTTTTAAACCTGGCACAAATTCTTATGGTAAAACATTTGCTAATAGAAGAACCGATCACAGATTTTTAGCTTTTAAAAATGCAGATGCCTGGATGGAATATCAAACAAGATTTGGTAATCCAGATCCATTTGTAACTATGATGGAACATATTAACGGAATGAGTAGAGATATAGCTTTATTAAAAACATTGGGGCCAAATCCAGATGCAACACACTCATTTTTATTACAAACTATAAAGAAACAATCAATATTAGATACAGCCGCAGAAGCACAAGGTAAATTTAAAAGAAAAACTATTAAAAAAATTTCTGGTAGTGAACAAGATAGAGCAAGTGCAATAACTGAAAGTATTAATAATTTATATGCCTATCACAAAGGTACTTTAAATCAGCCAGTTAATGCTACTATGGGAAATACATTTGCTGGTTTAAGACAAATACTAACTTCTGCACAATTAGGAGGAGCAAGTATTATGGCTCTTTCAGATTTTAACTGGTCAAGGATAACATCTAAATTTAATGGTTTACCATCTTTTAAAGCTAACAAAATGGCTACAAAATTATTATACGATGGTATAAAAAAAGATAGTTCATTAAGTAGAGTTGCTATGCGATTAGGATTAATTGCTGAAATGCAATCAACAGTAGCTGGAGTTCAAGCAAGATATTTAGATGACATAGATACACCAATGTTAGCTAAAAGAGTTTCAGATGTAATTTTAAGAGGTTCTGGATTATCTCATTTAACACAATCTGGTAAATGGGGTTTTGGTATGTCTTTACTAGGAACGCTAGGAGACGAAAGCGGTAAAGTTTTTAATAAATTAAACCCAGATTTACAAAAAGCATTAAATAAATATGGTATAGATGATGAGGCTTGGGATATTATTAGAGCTACTAAATTATATGATGCGGGTATTGATGAACCTTCTATGGTTGGTAAAAATATAACTTTTTTAAGACCCGATGATATTCATGCAAGAGCAGATCTAGCTCCAGATATTAGAGAAGATTTAACAACAAGGTTAATGAATTTTGTTACTTCTGAAACTAACTTTGCTGTACCTACTGCATCTGCAAAAGGTAGAACTATTTTAGCGGGAAGTACAAAAAAAGGTACTGTACCTGGAGAGCTTATGTCATCAGCTTTAATGTATAAAAACTTTGCAATTACATTAGGCTTTACTCATTTAGCTAGAGGGTTTCAGCAAGTAGGTTTAAAAGGTAAAGCAAAGTATTTAGTACCAATGATTATAACGGGTGGTGTTATGGGTGCTTTAGCTTATGAATTAAAACAAATAGCAGCTGGTAAAAAACCTACTGAACTAAAAGATATGGGAGTTAGATATTGGTTAAATTCATTAGTGTATGGTGGTGGATTAGGAATTTTTGGAGATTTTTTATTTGCAGATCAAAACAGATATGGTGGATCTTTGCAGAAAACTATTGCTGGGCCAGTCGTAGGTTTCTTACATGATGCAATACAATTAACTATTGGTAATGTTATGCAGCTAGCTTCTGGGGAAAAAACTAATGCGGGTAAAGAATTAGCGGCATTTATACAAAGATACACTCCTGGTTCAACACTTTGGTATACCAGGTTAGTATTCGAAAGATTAATTATAGATACACTTGAAAGGTTAATTAACCCAGATTTTGATGCAGATAATAGAAGAAAAGAAAGAAACTTAAAAAAACGTACTGGACAAACGTATTGGTGGTCTCCAGGCGAAATTACACCAAATTAATTATAGACAATAAAGTCTTTTTTAAATAAAGAGAAACATAGTGTAGGATTTTCATGCCTACAAACTATTTTTTTCACAACCTAAAGTAAAAATTATGACAATAAGTACAACAACTATAAAAAATTCGTATAGCGGTAATGGTAGCACAACTGCGTTTGCCTACACATTTCCTATTAATACAACATCTGAAATTACAGTAATTGAAAGATCTGCTACTGGTTCAGAAACAATAAAATCTGAAGGTACTGGATCAACAAACTATGGTATAGTTGACAATGGAGCTTCTGGCGGAACAGTTACTATGGTTACGGCTCCAGCATCTGGCACAACTTTAGTTATTAGACGTAATACAGATCTTACACAAGAAACTGATTATGTAGCAAACGATCCATTCCCAGCTGAAACGCATGAAGATGCTTTAGATAAAGCATTAATGCAATCACAAGAATTACAAGAACAATTAGATAGATCATTTAAAGTATCAAGAACTGCTACTATTACTACACCAGAATTTACAGAAGATGCTGCAACAAGAGCATCAAAAACTTTAGGTTTCGATAGCACGGGTAACGTACTACAAACTGTCGCTGATTTCTTACCCGCTGGTGGAGATAGTGCAATGTTTCAATATTCAACAACAACTGCCGATGCCGATCCTGGTTCTGGAAAATTTAGATTAAACAACGCAACAATTTCTAGTGCAACTGAAATGTATATAGATGATTTAGAATTTAATGGTACAGATGTTTCAGCATGGGTACAGAGCTGGGATGATGTTGCGGGTAACGATACTAATAGAGGAAGAATAAGAATTTCAAAAGCAAATACATTAGATACTTGGATGGTATTTAAAGTTACTGGTGCAATTACAGATGCTACTGGTTATTCTAAAATAAGTTTAGTTTACATTGATAGTGCTGGTACTTTTGCAGATGATGATAAAGCATTTATTGCATTTGTATCATCTGGAGAAGATGGAGCTATACCTGGCTACTTTTATAAATTCGATACTGGTACATCTGATGCTGATCCTGGAGCTGGAGAGATTGCTTTTAATCACGCAACTTATGCAAATGTTACAGAAATATATATTGATGATGTTGATGCTAATGGTGCAGCAACTCAAACTGATACTGAAACTTGGGGATCATCAACTTCAACTATAAAAGGATTTATTCACATTGTAGATATTAACGATAGATCTACATACGCAAGATTTAAAGTAACTGCTGCGGTAACAGACGCTTCTGGTTATAATAAAATTACAGTTGTTCATCTTGCATCTAATAATACATTTTCAGCAGCCGATGAGCTGTCTGTTCATTTTACAAGAACAGGATTAAAAGGAGATACTGGATCACAAGGTATTCAAGGAAATACTGGAACTGCTGGTTTAGCAATGACTTTTAGTAATTCAACTTCTGATGCAGATCCAGGCGCAGGCAAAGTAGCTTTAAATAATGGAACGTTAAGTTCAGTTTCTATTTTATATGTAGATGATGCAGACGATGCTGGAACTGACATATCTGGTTTTGTTCAAAGTTGGGATGATGTATCAAACTCTGCTGCTAGAGGTATTATTCAAATAGTAAAAGAAGGAACACCAACAACTTTTGCAAATTATAAAGTAACTGGTGCTGTAACAGATGCAAGCGGATACACTAAAATTCCCGTAACTCATATAGTTTCAAATGGTTCTTTTTCAAATGCAGATGGTATTGGAGTTAATTTTATATATTCTGGTGCAGATGGTTCTGGAGATGTTTCAACAGATGGTACACAAACATTAACTAATAAAACTCTAACATCGCCTAAAATTGGTACTTCTATTTTAGATACCAATGGTAATGAATTATTAAAACTTACTGCAACTGGTTCAGCAATTAATGAATTAACTTACGCAAATGCTGCTGCTGGCAATAATCCTACTTTTACAGCATCTGGTGGAGACACTAATATTGGTGTATCAATTTTACCAAAAGGAAGCGGACAAGTTACAATAGATAATTTAACTTTTCCAGCAGCAGATGGTTCAGCAAATCAAATTTTAACAACTAATGGTTCTGGAGCTTTATCTTTTGTAGATAACTCTGGTGGTACAGATTGGCAATCAGCAGTCAAAACTTCAAACTTTACAGCAGCAGCTGGAGAAGGTTATTTTGTAAATACTGCTGGTGGTGCTTTTGAAATTGATTTACCAGGTTCTCCTAGTGTAGGAGATGAAATTGAATTTGTTGATTTTACAAGAAATTTTGCAACAGCTAATCTTACATTAGATCAAGGGTCTTTAAAATTTCAAGGTTTTGCATCTCCAAAACCCGTTTATAGTACAGATGGTCAAAATATAAAAATAGTTTATTCTGGTTCAACGCAAGGTTGGATCCCATTAGTAGATGACGATGTAACTAATGAAACTCCACAAACATATTCAGTAGATTTTTTAGTAGTTGCTGGAGGAGGCGGTGGTGGACAAGATGACGGAGGAGGCGGAGGTGCTGGTGGATACAGAACTTCTACTCAAGCAAGTCAGTCTGCTGGAAATACTATAACTGTTACAGTAGGAGATGGTGGAGCTAATCGGACAGATGGTAGTGATTCATCAGTTTCTGGTACTGGTATAACAACAATTACATCTACTGGTGGTGGTAAAGGTGGAGATGGTGGGCCAAATACTGCTGCAACAGGTGGGTCTGGTGGTGGTGGTGGAAATACTAATTCAAATCCAGGAGCTTCTGGAAACACTCCAAGTACTTCTCCAAGTCAAGGTAATGATGGTGCTGCTGGTCAAGCCTCTGCACCAAGAAACGGTGGCGGTGGCGGTGGTGCTGGAGAAGATGGAAATACAGATGGTGCTGCTCATGGTGGAGATGGATTATCTTCTTCAATAACTGGTTCAGCAGTTACAAGAGCTGGTGGCGGTGGTGGTTCAACAAGAGTTGATGGAAACGCACGACCAGGCGGAGATGGTGGTGGAGGTAATGGTGGTTGTGATACCCCACAAGTTACAGCTACAGCTGGAACTGCAAATACTGGTGGTGGAGGCGGAGGAGGTGCTGGAAATACTCCTCAACAAGGTGGTGCTGGTGGAAAAGGTGTGGTTATTGTTAGTATGCCAGACGCAAATTACTCTGGAACAACATCTGGATCTCCAACAGTTGCTACAGGAGTTTCTGGAAAAACAGTTTTAACATTTACAGGAAGTGGGAGTTACGTATCATAATGGCTAGTTTTGCAAAAATAGGATTAAATAATAAAGTGATTGAAGTTCAATCAGTAGTTAATGAAGTTTTACATGATAGTAATGGTGTAGAACAAGAAAGCATTGGAATTGATTTTTTAAATAAATTAACTAGTTGGTCTATTTGGAAACAAACATCTTATAATACTCATGGTGGAGTTCACGATAATGGTGGCACACCATTTAGAAAAAATCATGCTGGTATAGGTTACACTTATGATGAAGATAGAGATGCTTTTATACCACCTAAACCTTATACATCTTGGACACTTAATGAAGAAACTTGTTTATGGGAAGCACCTAGCGAAAAACCCAATGATGGCAATTCTTATATATGGAATGAAGAAAATCAAACTTGGGATCAAATATAATAAATACTAAATTTTTAGTATGAAAAAAACAAAAATTAATAATCCATCTTGGAATTTGTATTTAGATAAAGTTTATACTTATGCCTATATGGAAAAAGTATTTACTAAAGAAGAATGTAAATTAATAATTAATTCTGCAAAAAAAAAAGGTTTAGTTAAAGGAATTACAACAGGCAAAACTGATGCCAGATTAAGTAAAATTTGTTGGTTATATAGTGATGAAAATTTAGAATGGGTATTTAGAAAAATTACAGATGTTGTTTTAAATCTTAATAGTAGGTTTTTTAATTTTGATATTTTTGGTTTAAATGAGGGTTTACAATTTACAAATTACAAAGCACCATCAGATAATTATAGAAAGCATATTGATAGATCATTAGATATTGTAGTAAGAAAATTATCTTTATCAATTCAACTTACTGATCCCAAAGAATATGAGGGTGGAGAACTAATTTTATACGAAGATGAAAAAGGCACACCAATGAAAAAAGAACAAGGTACATTAGTATTATTTCCATCTTATATGTTACATGAAGTTAAGCCTGTAACAAAAGGAGAAAGAAATTCATTAGTTTCTTGGGTAACAGGAAAACAATTTAAGTAATTATTTTAAATAAAAAAATTACAAAATTAATAAATGAAATTTATATTAGTAATATATGTATGCTCTTTTTTAGAAAATACTTGCAAAGATCCAGTAGAATTAAATTTACAATTTAATACTTGGAAAGAATGCGCAATGGCTGCGTTAGATACCAGCCAAAAATATTTAGATTTAGAAGATGAAAAAACTATAAACAAATATCGTCTTGCAACTAAATTTAGTTGTGAAGCAATACAGGAAACGTGATGGCAAAAAAGAAATCTCAACACTCAAACGTACAGGATCATAATGGTATAAGAATATCCTACCATGAAAAGGTTTGCGCAGAACGAATGAAAACTTTGTTCAAAGCAATCGATGAAATGCGAGTAGATATTAAATCATTAAAATCTGACATGAATAGAGGTAAAGGAGCTGCTACTATAATAATACTCATAGGTGGTTTACTTGGCTCAATCTTCTACTACTTTACGAAATAGAATAACCAACGCTAAAGGTTTATCAAACGAACTACTAGCTGCTGCAAAGTTTGCCAAGGATCCAAACTTAATAGTCTTTACACCCATTGGTGCGGGGCCAGTAGATATATTAGTTCTTAACATAAAGACGGGGGAGTACACGGCTTATGATGTCAAAACAAGAAACTACCGCAAGAATGGTTACAAAATTGCTAGAGCAAGAACTGGCGAGCAAAAAAGATTAGGTGTCAAAATTATTAATTTTGATCCAGAAAGTAAATGAAACATGGAAGAAGTTAAATCACGAATTAAGGAACACGAAGGGTTTAGGGATACTGTGTACTCCGATAGCCTGGGTTTCGCTACAATTGGCTATGGCCATCTGGTTCTACCTACCGATGACTTTGTTGAAGGTGTGGCGTATCCTAAAGAGCAGCTTGAAACTGTTTTTGACAATGACTTTGAAATTGCTCTCACATCTGCTGAAGAACTTTTGGAAGAAATAGAAGTGCCAGAAACTATTAAAGGTGTCATTTGTGAAATGTGTTTTCAGTTAGGCAAGCCTCGTACTATGAAATTTAAGAAGATGTGGGAAGGTTTAGAAGCTGGAGATTATAATAAAGCAGCTGATGAAATGATTGATAGTGCTTGGCACAAGCAAACTACGTCAAGATGTGAAAGCCTGGCGGAGCTAGTTAGGAGCTGTGCATGATACAATTTTTAAGCATACTAAAAAACCCATTAACTAAAATGGTGTTTAATAAAGCAACAGAACATTTTAAACACAAAGCAGAAAAGGTAAAAGTAATTAGAGCTGCTGAAATAGAGGCAGCAAAAGACGTAGATATAACTAGAATTAAAAGTCAAAACAATACGATCAAGGATGAAGTATTAATGTTTTGGCTAATTGGAATGCTTACTACTGGCTGGTTTCCAGCTACTAGAGAAAACTTTAGAGAGTGGGTAGCAATCATAAATGATCTACCAGACAGCGTTTGGTATTTAGTTATCATAGTTTTTACAGCTAGCTTTGGATCTAAAGTTTCTGACAAATTAATGAATAGGAAGAAGAAATGACAATAACTAAATCAGATTTTGATCCGCATTGTTTTGGCGGACAGTATCAAGATCCACCAGATACATTACACTTTCAATTTGAAGGTGTTAGATGCGATAACTATGTCTATCGTTATGTTTTAGTAGATAAAATTAGACCGAATAAAATAGATGCTAGAAGTAAAAAAACAGAAGAAGAAGTAGGTAAGTCTGGCAATGAGATAGCTCAAAGTTATTTACCTTTAGTTTTAACAGAAGAAACAAAACCAAGTTTAGTAAATAGAATTAAAAAGATTTTGTTCTAATGGCTAAACAGAAGTTTACTCACTTTGTACCAAGGGATAAACCAAAGAAACGGCCAGGCGTACATAAAAAATCATTAAATAAATCAGAAAAATTACAGAAGAAACTTACAAGATATAAAGGCGGTGGAAGATGATTAAAAAATTTATTAAATGGTTGTTTGCACCACGATGCAAATGTGGAGCAAAAAAAAATGAAATGGATTAAAGGATTTGTATATACCTTTTTAGCTATTCTTTGGCTTATTTTAATATTAAGTACAGCTGCATTTGCTGTTACACAAACAAATACAAGTGGTTCTAACACGAACATAAGTGGAGCATATACTGGAGGGTCAACAACTTACGAAAGTGGATCTTCTTCATCTAGTACAACCACAAACAGCACAACATCTAATATGAAATCAGCTCCATATACATCTGCTGCGCCATCTTTAGGTTCAATGAATAATTGCGCATTAGCTTTATCTGCTGGAGTGCAAAACTTTTCAATAGGTGTATCAGCTGGCAGACATTATATAGATCCCGTTTGTCAAACAATTAATTTATCTAAAGCTCTGCATGGTATGGGTATGAAGGTTGCAGCAATAAGTGTGTTGTGTGGTAATCCAGAAATATTTCATGCAATGAGTGCAGCGTTTGCAAATACTCCGTGTCCGATTGAAGGCAAGATTGGTGCAGAGGCAACTAAAATATTATTTGAAAAATATAATGGCAAGATGCCAACCTACGAACAGTACTTAAAACTAGAATTAAAAAAGATAAAAGTTCAAAAATCTAAAATTAAAATAGAAAAAATAAAACCTACAAAAGTTCACTAATGACTAGAAAAACTAACACAATATTAATTGGATTGTTAGGAACTATTCTTATGGGTTTAGCAACTTGGGTTGTAATTACACTTGTTGAAATACAAGTAATTGTAATGATGTTGCAACAAGAGCTAATGGATTTAGATAAAGTTATAGGCAGAATTTATCATCACATGGATAGGTTAGCACAATGAAATTTTTTATAATACTAGCAGCTTTACTTTGGTTGCTATTATCCTGGTTTGCAAGTTCAGTTGGTTTAAAAGCTGAAGAAATAACAACAAATAATTTATTAACCAATAGTAATTTTGAAACGGGTAATGCTAATGGCTGGACAACAAGTGGAGATACCCAAGTAGTAAATGATTGCTGCGAGCTAAATGGTGTATCAAGTAATTATGATTTAGAGTTTGGCGATAGCGGATCTATATCGCAAGATGTTAATTTAACAACTAATACTATTACCCAAAATATGTTGGATAATGGTATTACTTTAAACCAAGTAACAGAGGTGCAAAACGGAGAATGTAATGTATCTGGTTGTTGGGGAGGCAGCGGAGCTGCGGATCAATTTACTATAAATCTTAATATTAAAGATAGCTCTGGTAGTGTTATTGCTACCATGACATCTACTAGAACAAATGTAACGGGTATTAACGGAGCTAATTTTACTGATACTCTTATCTATACTGGTACTGGTTCAAACGTAGGTAACACTACTATTTCTGCTGTAGATGCAAATGCTCCAGCAACTCTTGGTGGGCCAAACATAGACAACATATTATTAACTATGACTTATAATAATGTTGTTTTACAAGTTGAGACTAAACAAGCATTACAAGCATTTGAAGAACAAGTTTTATTTGAAGAAGAAGAACAATTTTTTACTGAAGAATTTGTAGAAATATTTACTGAAAAAATAGAAACGATTGCAGCTTCTCCATTACCATCTGAAGAAAAAGCAGTAGAAATAACAGCTGCTGTATTAAAGTTTGAAGAAAAAACAGAAACTAAAGTAACTAAAGCAGAGATACAAACAGCTTCTTTTTTACCACCACCAACTACAATGATGGAAGAAAAAGAAGAAAAAAAACCAGCTGAAATAGCAATGGCTATTATGGAAGAAACTAAAAATGAAGAACCACCATCAGAGCCAGAACAAATAATAGAAACTAAAAAGGAGACTACAAATGTACGGGAAGAAGAAACCAACAAAAGTCAAGCCGAAGAAACCAAAACAGAAACCGAAGAAAAGGTAGCTGCTAAACCAGAGACTAAAACTAAAAAAACTAATACTAAAGTTAGTAAATTAGAAGCGTCTATGGATAAGGTAGATGCAGTAGTTAAAGATGCTGCTAAAAACCTTGAAGTAAAAAGTATTATAAAGCTAGATGCTATGCAAAGTGATAGCTCTATTAACCTGGCTGTCTATAACAACCAGGCGTTTTATAAAAGTAAAGATATATATCTAAATCAAATTATTATGTTTGATAACAGAGACATCTATAACAATGTAACCTTGGTTAATTACATAAGTAATGATCCAATAAACATTAAAGAAAATATCTTACACAACATTAATAAAAGAAAAGAAGAACTATTAATAGAAATAGAGGTACTTAAAAATGGATAGTATTAAAAAGAACTTAACTAACATAGTTGTCATAATTGGTTTAATTGGTTCCATTGGAGCTGGTTTTACAAAGTATGGAGAACTGACTACTAGATTATCTGAAATAGAAGGTAGATCTTCTACTGACTATTCTGCACAGATTGCAGTATTAGAGGAAAAAGTTGCAAAATTATCAGATGAAGTAGATGGATCAACTAATCATGGTCATACTAAAATATTGATAAACGAGAGACAAATTGAACTATTAAAAGTTAAAATAGACGAAATTAAAGCGTCTGTTTCTAACCCGCTTGGCGGATAATCTGGTCTGGGTGGCTGGATTTGAACCAGCGATCCCTAGCTCCCAAAGCTAGTGCGTTACCAGGCTACGCTACACCCAGACTTCTATTTTTTCGAGACTTGTATCAGAGAGTTATCGGGGAGTAAATGATGTATCAACGTGATAACAGCTAGGAAAAACAACCCTTATTTTATAACCTTTTTGGTAAATAAAATTTGTCTAATTGTGGTTGTAAGTGTTATATAACAACGATAATTAACAAAATGATTGGTAGGTTCGAATATTACCAATACCTATTGGCACACAACAATTCTAAACCATCAGAGAGTAAACGAGAGAGTAAACCAAAGATGTTTGCTATTTTTTTTGTATTTTTTGAGGGGAAAAAGTAACGAGGGAGTTGCTAGCTCCCTCTAGTTTTTTTATAAATTATATATTTTTATTGGTTCTTTATCTGCTACTGGATCTTTAAATGTATTCTCGCCAGCTAGCTCTCGGTTTAATTTAGGCATTAGAGGCGCATAGAGACGTTGTAGCCTACGTTCTTCAATAATGTTAGCTTCTATCTCACGAAACTTTTTAGCTACCATATCTTGCTTAAATAAAGGTATTTGTTGCAGCACCATTTCTGGATCTCCATTGTATAATAAATTTATATCCCAGCCTTCTTGTTTAGCTAAAACAAATAACTTATCAGAACCAATGCCATTCAAGGCTTTTTCATATTTCTGTATCTGCTGAAACGAAACCTTTACTGCTTTAGATATTTTTGTTTGAGTTTTACCGCTTATGGTTCTTAAAACGAACATCATTTTTGCTATTCGTTCCTTCTCTTGTAGTGCTGGCATCTATCATCCTTGCGTTATTTGATTAATAGCAGCTTTTCTTTGTTTCTCATTCAAATTCAAATCTCTGATGTAGTTAGCTTGTCTAATATCTTTAGAGTTACCAAATCTATTATCCATTTGCTTATCAGTTAAAATTTTAAGTTCTTCCATTCTTGATATGCTCCATTTTCTAAAAGGAGACATCCCGTTTGGCCAATGGATCCCTAATCTTTTAGCAGAAACTTTAACTCTTTTTCTAGCTCCGTGGATAGGTACATTAAACACTCTTTTAAATGTTCTTTTTTCCATTTTATTTATATCTGGATTATTAAAAGTTACGTTTCTATGTGTAATTGGAAACATCTGTGCCTTCATCCATATACCAAACAACTCCAAACATTGATCTGATACTTCTACAAATCTTCTTTGGGTCTTTACCTGGTAGGGTCTAAAGTTATTTTCTTCATTAATTGAGTGATCTAAAAACACACCACCAGAATTAAAATCTACATTTTCATAACAGATCCCAAGAAGCTCACTTAATCTAGCTCCAGTTTCAGCAGCACATTTGTATAAAGTTTTAAGTTGTATATCTGGTTCCTTATTTACAACAGCTAACAGCTCTGGAGTTGTAGGCATCCACTTGATTTGAGTATTGTAATCTTTAAAATATTTTGGCCCGAATTTAAAATTAGCAATGGTGTAATCAATCTTCCATTGTCTGCTGGCACAAAAATTTACAAATTTTTTAAATTCTAATACCGCAGCTCTAATAGTTACTCTACCAATGGTTTCAGTTTTTTTCTTATAGAAACCGAACCCATTTTTTTTAACCCATTGTAGAGCTTTGCTATTTTTAATACCAAGTAAAGTTACTTCTCTAAAATCTGATAGTAAGTAGTCTGCTAGATATTGTTTATTGATATGGGGTCTAACATGATTGTTAATGTATGCTACTTGCATATCTTTATATTTAGATGTCGTGTCTGGATCGCTATTAATAACTTTAAAGTATTCATCAAAAGCAAAATTAAATTCTATTTTTTGATCGATGACATCTATTTTATCTGAATTTTCTAGTTTAGATCTTAACGCTTCAGCTTTTCTTTTTTCATTCAAACCAAAAGTTTCTTTGTTTTGCTTTTTAGTTTTGCCGTTTACCTGGTAAACAACTTGAACGCATAGTTTTTTACCGCCAGCTCTATCAACAGTAACAACTTGAACTTTCATATATTAAGCACCTCCATTATTTAATTTAGGAACAACATTTGTAAATTGGATTGTAGGTATTTGTGGATTATATTTTTTTAATAATTCCTTTTTTTCCCACATACTTTCCAACACATTATTTAATTGGTCGAAGTAAATACCACTTTTAGTATTTAACAATTTACCATTTTTATTTTTAATAGTTATGTCGTAAAGATCTAAACCATTAAGAGTAATTCTAACAGTTCCATATTTTACAGCAGAAGTATTACTGATTGTAAATTGCAATCCAAATAAACCATCTTTATCTTCATACGCAGCATAATTTCTAGCAGCAGCACACATTAAAACAGTAGGGTGGATTTGTAATTTAATTGTTTTAGCAATATTTAAAACATCTTCATTTGTCATTAAGCAGCCTCCTGGGTTGGTTGATAAACTAATTGAGAATTGAAAACTTCTCCAACAAAATGATGTTGCTTTAATTTTTTTAAATTCTTAAACCAAGCAACCATAACAGACAAATCATTATTCATTTTGTAAGTTGTAGTTTTTAATTTTAAGTGGATCTTACCAACAAAGTTATAGTTATGAGATCCAGTAAAAAATTTACCAACAAAAGAATTTAACCATTTACCCTTGTCGGTATTGTTAGAGATCTTTGGTACTTTGTACTCGCAATCTTTTTTGTGATTGCTGTAACCAGTATTAAGATTTTTTTGAAATGTAACTATCAAGCAGCCTCCTTTTTTGGTTTATCCCACACAAGCAAAGTCTTACCAATAACTTTGGATGACTTGTTTTTTTGTGGAAGGATTTTTTTTGTAAAATATTTTTCTAATGCAGAGTAGGTAGTGAACTTTTTTTTGTGAAAGTTTTTAACCATACAATATATATAATTACCTATCTGGCAATAGTCAAGATATAGATTTGCCAATATGGTAAGTTTATTTAGGCGTAGAAAGGGTATCCGAATTTAATCAGTTTAGAAGTATTCTAAAGTAAAATATCTAGGCTTCTATTTTACTTAATTGGTCTTGCAGACTTATAACAGCAATCAATTTTGAATGAGCTGTCTTGCTTATAGCCGCAATCCCTGGAGGATACATTCCCCCGTTTTTAACTTTAAGTCTCGTGATCTTTGCGTTCAGAGACTTTCGTTCTTTCTCGATCTGACTTATCTGTTGTGTCAGATGTTGGTAATGGTTTATCGCCATCGTTTACCTCTTTTATTCTAGCGAACTCGAAGCTAACAGTTTTACCATCAACTTCATATTTAGCTGCATCGCTAGGTATAGTTTGTTTTGCAGCATCAGAAACAGAATTAAAAACTTCACTTGCTGTAAAGTTTGCGCTTCCGTTCCAGAATTTTTCAATCTTCTTGTTCATTTGGGTAATCTCGTTCTAAAATTATTTTGCAGTAATGAATTATTTTTTTAATATCTTCAGATTTATTTTTATTTTGATGTCTGCACGCTAATTTTACTATATTTCCTTCAGCAAACAAGAGTTTATTTTCACA